CGTACTGCCTGCTCCATGCTGACCTTGTTCAGTTGTTCAGGGCGGATCCGACCAGCGGCTACGTCTTCGCGTAGAACATCAACAATGTGGTCGAAGCCCAAGTCGTAAGTTGAGCCTGAGTACAACCTTGTCTCTGGGTCAAGTTTGGCAACAAATGGGTTGAGATCACTAGCCGCTTTCTCAAAGCCCGACTCTCTTGCAAGCAACTCATTGACGTTGCCTTGCAAATCTCTGTACTTTGTGTCGCCCAATATTTCCGCCTTCTGAACAAAAGGCATGTTCAAAAGCATTTCAGCTTCCTTTGGGCTAAAAATGCTGTTGCCCGTGTGATCGCTCATACGCGCAAGGAAGTCTTGATCAATTTGTTGCTTATGGGCCTCTAGCTCAGCTCTGGCCTTCTCAAGCTTAGCGCCAGTGTTTGCCTGATCTTGAATGGCGCCTGCCTTAGTGACTCTGATTGAGTCGTCAGCTAAGTCCTCCCACTGCTTGGCAAGTGGTGACCGTCCCATGCCTTCAGCGGGGAATCCTTCAGCAACACGTTGTGCGCGAAGAAAGTCCCCAGCTCCAGCGTCGTCACGAAGCCTTGTGTGGATGATGCCCTGCTCAGCCAGCTTACGCACTGGGTCTTCAGGCGTGCCCATTTCCTTCTTGACATAATTGGTCAGGTTGCGGTCAACCCAGTCATTGACGGATTTGAAGCTCCTGACTCGTTGTAGGTCTGCCATGGCGGCGTTCAGGTAGCCCTGATCACCCATCTTGGTCGCCTCTTCAACCTCGGCAAGTAATTCTGCCTCTCTTTGTTTTGAGCCAGCCAACGTCTTTAATCTACGCAGGTCGTTCTCAGGCACTGTCAGCCTATCCTGACCACTCAACCAGTTTCCACCCTTGGGCTTAACAACGTGGGGAACGCCAGCCACAGAAGCCTTGGCGAACTCTTCAGCGCCGTGCTTGATGGCTCTAGGTAGGGCGCCTACGACCTTGAGCGGGGAGCCGGGGCCGTAGTAGAAGCCGCCGCCAAGTTGACCCAGCCCAGTAGCCGCACGGCTCACAGGTGTGTCAGATCTGAATGGGAGCTTCTTCTCGATGTCCTCAGACGTAGGCAGGACGGTCTTCTCATCGAGGTAGGGCAACATGCGGATGAGTGACTCGATGTCACCGGGAGCCCCAAGTACGCCAGACAATGCACCACGCGCCAGATCAACGGGAACGTTCTTTGCCGCTTCACGATCTTGCTTAGAACGGTTGCGCTTGAGTTGGGGGAACACGCCAAAGGCGGCTCGGTCGTCTGGATTGCGTTCAGCCATGGCTTATCCTGCTGAGTTTGTGTTGCCCCAATGATACCTTGGTGCTCACGTCAAGTCCACTGTGTATGTAGTTGAAGGCGCATAAGTATCTAGTCCAGCTTTTTATGTATACAGTCCGCGCACCGCTCATCCACCTTACCTAGCTCGGTCTTTGTGTACTGGCAGTCAGGCGCCATACGGAACTGTGCCTGCTCTACCTTAGCGGTTCTTGTCTGGCCAGTGATCCACCAGCCGTTCTGCACAAAGAACTTGTCCTTGTACGCCCTGCGGTTGTGGCATCCATACTTAGGCGGCATAGGGGTTCTCAAGCTTGCGTCTACCGCTGTCAATGTAGTCGTCCATGTCGTAGTCATCCCGCGGTGCGCCATCGATGTCCAGCCAGCCAGCATCACGCAGGAACCGTAGCCCTTGCGTACAGGCGTCCACGAAGTCGTCATGGCTTGAGTCAGGGAAGCTACAGATCTGGGACACGAAGCCCTCAGCCCAGTCCTTGACGTAGCCCTTACGCACCGAGCT